AAAGTTTCTGGCGTTGCTCGTCCAATAATCATCCTAAAGCCAACGTTGCCTGATTTGTTTTGAGATGTAAACTGAGTTTTTATAGTAAATTTGAGAGTTTGATTTTTAGCACGTAATGTATCTAATGTATTTTGTGTGATTGTATATGTGCCTAGTTCTTGTTGCTCCGGTCCAACAAATGGTAATCTTCTAGGTCCAGCGTCAAGAGCTCCATTCCCATCCTGTTTAAACCAAGTACTGAAGGCTGATGTATTAATTCTTAAATAGGTCTGTGGCTGATTTTGTGTATCAAATATAGGAGGTATCGTATAACGAGTAGAAATTAAATCTTGTTCTTCAATTTCTTGTGCCTGAATTTCAAAATCAACATTAACATCAACATTAGAAGATGTAATATTAACTGATACGGGAAATTTATAATATTGAAATGCAGTATCTAAAACACGTAATGTTGATATTGTAGTTATTTGTTCTGCTACCGGTTCAATAATTAATAACGGCTTAACTAAGGCAGATTCTTCAAATAATATATTTCCGGCTAAATCTCTAGGTATAATTGATTGATTGTCTGACATATATGTCATCCCTAAAGAATAATACCGAGCTTGATCCTGCATTGCCATTATCTAACTACTTTAAAATTAATTTTGTCGTTGATATACTGTTCAGTAAATCCTTCTTTGATTTTTAGCTCTAACCGATAATAACGTTCTGGCATAAACCCATTCATGTCTATATAGATATAATTACTGGTACTATCACAACTTACTTTATTATAAATATCATCATATGGAATTATAGCTTCATCTGTTTGAGCATCAAATACCGCATACGTAGTAGTTGACGGCAAATATTTAATTGTTTCTATAGGAAATAAATTTGTTGGTGATTTTTGAGGAAATTTGTCTCGTGCATATATTCTAATTTTAGCAATCTCAGTATCTTTATACTGCGGTTTAATTTTAGTATAAACTATATATGATTCTAAATTAGATGCTGTCAATGATCCAGTAACAAATGCACTATTATCAAAATACATTGTTAATTTAGGAACATATATGGTATGTGTTTCTCGACTAAAATATCTAACAAATCCAGTTACTGTATCATTTAATTCATCAGTATCAGAAAATTGAATTAAGAATCCATTATTGGTTATTGAGGCACCACCACTTCCGCTTAACCATACTTTTAATGCATTTGTAACATCCATATTAATATCAGTGGTACGATAAGAAAATGATTCAGATGATATTAGTCCTGCAGTAGATCCAACCGAACTAGATTGAAACAACCAAGAGCCACCAGTACCACTTCCTGATACATACAATGTGCTAGTTCCAATTTTTATGTTTTGACTTGATGAAATCCAAGAAGAGCCACTATAAGGACCGTTCCATGTTACACCATTTGTTGTTAACGCAGATTGATATCCAGTGCCATTAGTCCAATCCTGGCCAGCTAATTTTGCATGAACCGAATATTCTGCAGGAAGATTTTTTGCATCAGATGTAAATAATTGCAATACAAATTTACAATCAGTAACTGACTTTCCATATGTAGATAATGATGCAGAAATTTCAGTCATATCAAATTTAATAGCACTTCTAGACTTTAACAAAGTAGCACCGTCAGTGCCCAATCGTTTACCAACTTCTAAAATTTCGTCTAGACCAGTATTATATGCTGGTATTGATTCATATAACGTTGCGTCTTTTGCTGCATAAAATATTCTAAACATTTATATTCCTTTACTGATTTACTACGCGACCTTTAATGTCTCGATTTGGAAATTTTACTTCAAATATACTAGGATCTAATGAAGGATATATTACTCCATTTTTAGTAGCAGAATTTATATCATAAACATTGCCAGAATATCCAAATGTAATATCATATAGATTTGAAATTGTTGCTCCGACTACTGTCTGAACTCCTTTTATATTAGCTAACGTAGTAGTTATATCTGATTTTATGATTGGTTGATTAATTTGCCATCGATCAACATTAAACATTGATTTTAATGCATTAATGCATTTCAATAAAACTTCATTGCTATTATAATTTGGCAAAACCGAAATTTCGAAATCAATACCTAAATTAATAATAAATGCATCTTTAATATTAACAGCATCTGTTAAAATACGATAATAGTTAAGATATGTTTTTAAATTTTCTTTTACTGCTTGATTTAATTCAAATAATTGTTTTGAATCATTAAATCCTAAAACATACATGTTCATTGCTAATGGATTAGCAATTCTAGATTGTTGATAATTTGTTTGTGTTATTTGATCATCTGGTACAATATATGCTTTTGCAACACTACCAAATTTTGCTGGCATTGAATATGCGCGAATTATATAATCTTCTCTTGTTACTAAACGATTCTGAGTTGCAAAATTAGCTAACGCATTATTTTTAATGTCTTGCAAAGTATCAGAAGTTTTAGCTCCAGAAGCAGGCCCACTATTATTAACAGCAATTGTTGATTTAACAAAATTAACTAGATTGCCACTGGTTGATGTATTAATATCATCATTATATTCAACAAAATTAACTAGTGTTAATACATTTGCAGGGACATTATCTACAATTCCATTTCCTATAGTATATGTTATTGTTAATGTAGTATTAGATGGTGCTTGTCCATATGTTCTAGTATATAAAAAATTTGATGGGTCAATATCAACATCAACATTACGACGAAATCCTGCTAATCCATTTCCTACATTATCTGGATTTGGAACTATTTCTTCATCATTATTATCTGAGATGCCTGCTCCAAATTGTAATTCTAATTTGTTATCGCTACGTAAACGTGTTATATAACGTTTTGCAGTTTTCTTTAATTTTAATAAACTAGGAGATGATGATCGATATTGTGCCAGATCTGGGTCGTTTTCTGCCAAATTTGGAACATCTTCAAAAATAGTATCTTGAGCCAAGTATGGTACTTGATACCAATTATCTCCATCAGATTCAACAACTGAAATAATTTCCGAAATATTTGTATCAGGTAATACTATTTTATCATATGCTAATGGTGTTGTAAAACTGTATGTTGCTGTTTTAACGTCTCCTGACACTGCACGCACTTGTTTTTTAAGCAAATAATATGTTGGTAATTTTGTTGTAGCATTACTTTCATATATGGTTATTTCGGTAGGACTAGTCGACGATGAATATGCAAAATCTATGCTATCCAATGTTCTAAATATTGCAGCACCATTATTTTGTTTAACGCGCATACCAGGTTTAATTGATAATGCATAATTAAAATCCGGTGCTACTGCAGCTCCTGCTCCAATCGATGGTATAATATGAAATACATCCAATGTTACATATGCCGGGACAACATTATTAGGATTATATCCCAATGATTTTGCAATATCAAATATATTAGCTCGTTCCGATGCTTGTTCTAACATAGACTCTTTTAAGTTTGAATCTGCATAGTATGATAACACATCGCCTACATACGCAGCTAATTCTAAGAATACCATTCCTGGCGATGATTCATTGAAGTCTACATATGTATCTGGAAAATATTGTTTAGTAAAATCAATTAGCCCTTTCCTAAACTGACCAAAGTCTTTTCCTAAATATGATATATCTTTTTTAGTTTCCATATTATTGTACCGTTAATTGATTATCGTTTACAAAAATAGTAATTGTATTCAATGCATCATCTGTTGTTGAATTAACTATTTGAAATGAAATTTTTACTATTATATTATAATCCAATGTAGGATCATCGTCAGCAGTAGTAGTTTCAATTTCTGTTATATTAATATATGGCAGCCAATAATTTACCGGTTCGGTAATTGCATTATCTACCATGGCTTTAAGTTCTGATGTATTTGGTTCAAATAATATTCTAGATAAATCAGTTCCAAACGCAGGTTGCATAACTCGTTCACCTTTATTAGTTAATAACAAATTTTTCAAATTGCTAATAGCTTGGTCAATCGAAGTAAATGTCGATGTAAATAATCCGGATTGTCCATTAAATGGTAATTGTATACCAATTGGTATATTACCGTCCTGATCATTTATTTCATTGATATTTATTATTTGATATGCCATTATCTTCCTTTCTTAGCATCAATTGCTTTCATTAATGCTGAGTAATCTCTTGTAAGGGCTTGTTGAACTTCTGGGGCAACTTCATATGATCTACCTGATTCAGGATCTTCCATTATTTGTGGAGCACTAGGTGATAAACCCATTGCTTGTTGCATATTTTGTCTAGACATACCAAAGCCTTGTGCATCTCGCGAAGTCATTTTAATTTCTTGCATGCTTTCAGTCATTGCATCTTTATAGCTATTCATAACTAACGGTTGATTTTCAACTAATGCATCTGTATCATTTAATATGTTCGCCCATTTATTATCTTCAAATAAAGGTTTCTTTTTTGCTGGAGGTTGCTGTGGTTTTTGAGATATTATTTTTGTTTTATTAACAGGTTGTTTCATTTCTGCAAGTGTTGATTGTAATCCTTCGCGAAGAATTTCTGTTAATTCTTCTTTTACAACCTGTCGTACGGCAACTTTAAGTGCTTTTATAAGTGTATTTGTATCCATTATATCATTTTTATATAAATATTGTAGTTATTAATTTACGGGTTGTCCCCAATCATCAGCCCGGAGCTTTGGTCCATATATTGATTGATTATCTAAATTAATGTAATAATCGCCTAGTTTACCCAAGGTATTTGATGGAGCACCGGATGCTTGATATACTTTACTAGGAGCTTCTTGTAACGATGTAAGCAAATTTTGTTGTTGCTCTAAAAGTTGCTGTATAGTATCAGATCTATGTTGTAAATCATCGTCTGAAACGTTTTCTTCATTATAAAACTTAGTATCAACTAAATCATTGTAGTCAGTTCCAGTTTGTAATCCAATATTGGTTAAAGCATCATTGCTTAAAGCATCTTGTGATATAGTTAATGTTTCAACATCTCCATTACATACATTTGACACTTTAGCAATAGCGCCTAATAATGGCGTAGTTATTGTCTGCAACTTTGAAGTCAATGTTGCTGGAACTGATGAAAATTGTGATAATGAAGATATTGCATTTACAATTGTAGCATCTTGTATAGCCGTTAATTGTTGTGCAATAAATAACGGCGCTGTTACTGGATTAGCTAATTGTGCAACTGATAATGCTGTTTTAATACCTGCTGCTACTCCTATTAGTTGCCTAACAGTGTTAATCGTTGTTTGTATTTTAGGAATAGTTTCCTGTACTGTTGTTATTTGTTTTTGTATGTCAGCCAATTGTTTTTTGATTTGTGTGATCCTAGGATCATCACATTTTATATTAACTGGTAATTTAACAGTATCTTGAACCGTTTTTGTTACGGTATCAAGCAATCTATCTGTCTGTGTATCTATTTGTTTAATAACTAGAGTAACTGCTTTTGCTGGTAACTTTGGTATAATGTCTAATGGTGGAACAATTGCACTCATAACTTCCTTATGTTTTCTTTATGTAATATTTTTTACTTAATAATTTTTGTAACTCTCGTTGTGCTGCTGTTATATTAGATCGATCTAAGAATGTGCCCGACATAGTACCGCACTGAATTGGTATATTTAATTGATTTAATATTTTTTGTAGTACGTTTAATAATACATCGCCATGTACCATGGGGCGATCAGCAGTATCAGATCCTAATTTAATTTCTCCACTAGTATTTAATACAATAGCTTTTGGCGAATCAATTATAGCAATATCTGTTTTTGCTTTTAAAATAACTCGATCAGCTGTGCCAATAAACTGTGATTTATCAAATTGTGATTCGGCCGGCAGATAACAAGATAACGGATTCTTATTGCGTGTATCACCCAACAACATTGATATCTTTTGTGTGCTAGTTAAATATATAGACGATTTGTCATCTCGTATACTTTCTACTACGTATGAATCTTTTTTATATGATTTACCATTAGACAATATTATAATAGGATCACCTGATTGTGTTCCAAGCCAACTAGGTTGTGTTGAATACACGCCTCCTTTAATTGTGCTGCTAAGTCTGATACTATTTGAAAATCGGCCTTCTATTAATGTATCACCTTCATATGCCTGAAGCAATGATATTTCTTTTTCTCCAAAACTAGTTTTAGGTACATATGGACTATTTGATGGTGAAATTCCTGGTAATAGATTAGCATTAACATTTGAATTTAAAGAAAATGATGCCAAATAATACCATTGTGTATATATTGTGTCTGCTTTATTTTCCGCAGAAAAACCTTGTACAATTAATACATGCTCGCCTACTAGCGGAATTTGTTTGATGTTATTATTAAATGGAATTACTTGAAGTTCCTGACGATTATAAAAATCAGTATATGTGCTTACAGTAATTTCATAATTGTTCCGGGTATCATACTCATATGTAGTTGAATGCGGATCGGCAATAACTTCTGCAATATGAAATTGAACATTATCCATCGACGTCCTTTTCTATTTTGCTTTTAACCATTGAAATACGTTCGTTTAATGCAGTATCTTCAGAGGTTATAGATTCTAGTTCATCTTCTAATTCAGCCGATAAAGTTTTTTCAGCAATTTTCATGAGTTGCTGTTTTTCTTCATCACTTAAAAGACCATCAGCTCCCGCAATAGTTTGTTTGGTTGATATAAATCTTTGAACGATTGCAGTTAATTTAACAAGGTGATCGTCATTCTTAACTGCAACGTCTAGATATTCTTTGATTAGTGGAACTATAACAGTAGCATCAGATGCATTGCGAATCAACGGTTGCAATTGTGCTATCAATTGATTAATTTGTCTATCTTTTTTTTTAGAATTGTGATAGACATCGGACATCAAGTCTGCAAAGGTAGTCCCTTTGAATAATTCATCATTCTTGTCCATATCGTAAAATCCTTTAATATAAATATCAAAAAGGCAATTTTACGAAGTTTTGTTGTTCATACTCGCGAAACTTGTCAGTGTATATTTGTTTTAATGTTTTAATTACTCGAGTGATATTATTTGTTTCCAATCCCGTACGTTCTCGAATAAAAATATAAAGTGCTTTTTTATTGAAATCTTCAATATTTTCTCGTTCTTCAAAAATATGCAAAACTGAGTCAGCTACATGAATATCTACAGAGCTATTAAAAATATAATTTAAATTTTCATAGCAATAATCAATATACGCATCCATAAAATATTTCAATGTTTCACGCATATCATCATTATGCATTTCTGTAATGATATTTCGTTGATCATCTACATTTATTTCTAATGCATTTGATTTCAATTTACTATAAGCCTTTTGATTCTCAGCAATTAAATAATTAAACGATGTTCTAGTATAATAAGAATATGCTTTACCTGAATTAGGATTAAATTTGTTTAATCGCTCAGTTAGATAAGTAACTAAATCTGTTTGCAGATCTACAAACGTTGAATCAATATAAGTTGGTTTAACTTTATTAATAAGATTTTCTGCCATCTTCATGAACGCAGGATATATAAATCTTCTATAAATCTTTTCTCGTAAAATTTGACTACTATCACTTCGATTATAAGCCGATATAGCAAGGTCTGTTATTTTGGTAAAGTAAA